CTCCACGAGTACAGATGTAAATTTCAGTGGGGTCTGGTACCTGCTGCTCAAGTCGAACGCCTGCTCGGGCCGATGTTCCGAGCCGAATCTGTGCAAGCTGAAGTTAAAGCAGGGCATACTGGCCGGGGACCCAAGAGGTGGTTCGAGACTGACGATGTTAAAGCAGGGCTCATCGCCGCGATACCTGGTTCAGTAGTCACGATTGCTCACTGCGGGTGTCCTAACATACCGGATGGCAACCTGTAAACAGTTGAGCTACACGCTTGTGGCGCCGATATCCAGATTGATTCTGGAACCGAAGTACTGGACGCCGCTGTACTCGATCCGGCCGTAGCTCGATACCGATACCGGCACGCACCATTCCGCGGTCCCGGCCAGCGTGGGATCCTTGAGGATGGCCTCCGGGACCGAGACCGAGGGGACGGAGTGCTCGACGCCCAGGTATGCGTCCATTCCCCGCTGCACCATCTCCACCGGGGCGGCGTCGGAGATGATCAGCAGCACGGCCAGGTTGATGCCCATGCACTCGCCCATGGTGGTGCCGTACCGGATGAACGGCTGGCCGGGGATCACGACCGAGCACGGCGGCGTTATTTGATCGCGGGCCTGGCCGTCGCAGCGCAGCCCGGTGTACTGGGTGATCTGGGCGGCAAGGGCATTGCGCAGGTCGGTGAGGCTGGCCATCAGGCGGCCCTCCCGGTCCAGCCGTCCGGCAGCTCGCTGATCCAGTCTGCCGGGTCCTTACCGGTGTTGAGGCAGTTGCTGCCGTGGCCGCCGCCGCCGTGCGCGCGGCAGAGCGGGCATTCCGGGATGTCCGCGTGGTCCCCGGTGGCGCCCTGGCCGATGATCCCGGCGTCGGGGTCCGGGTACTCGTACGCGGCGGCCGGATTGCCTGACTGGCCGGACGATGCTACCGCCGCCGCGGGGACCTGGGCTTTCTTGCGGCGGAGGGCGGGCAGCTTGTCCCCGGCCGTGCTCACTTGCCCTTGCGCCCGGTACGGCCGGCCCGGTCCGAGGTGCGGTTCCGGTTGGGCGGCGGGGTCCGGGCCTTGCCGGGCTGGTGGTCGAACGGCGGGGCCTGCTTGCCGCCGAACGGCGTTGCCTTCCCGTCGCCGTCCGCGGCGGGCTTGCCGTCATCGCCGGCGGGTGCCGGGGGCTTGCCCTTGGCGGGCTTCGGTGCCGGTGGCATGGTTCCTCCTCGTGTCGTTACCGTGTCTGTGCCGGGTGCTCCCATTCCAGGTGCCAGGCTTCCTCCGGGGTCCCGGCGCGGCGCAGGAGCCGGCACCAGCTGATCATCCCGCCGCCGGGGGCGGACAGCGCGGCGTGATAGCCCCGGCCGAGCCGGATCCCGTAGACCAGGCCGGGCGCGCCGCAGTCCGGATCGCACGGCTCGAAGGACGCCAGCCGGTTCCCGTCCAGGCCCAGCTCGCGGGCGGCCTCGAACAGCTCCGGCAGGGTGGTGCCCTCGGCGGCCTGCCACAGCGTGATGATGCCGGACGCGGAGGCGGCCGTCCCGGTGGCGGCCAGCAGGTGCTCGGCCAGCGCGACCGGGCCGCACACCGGCAGCACGTGCAGGCCGGGGTCCAGCCGGGACCAGGTGTCCGGGACGGGGGCAGCGGGCCTCTTCCGGGCGGCCGGGGCCTTGCCGGCGGCGCGGGCCTTCTGCGCGGCGCGGGCGACGGCGATGTTCCGGCGGGAGGCGGCCTGCTGCTTCGCGGTCCGGGGGCGGCCCTTCAGCGCGGCGCGGGCCTTCTTCAGGTTAGCGACGTCGGCCGCGCGCTGCTTCGCGGTGATCGTACTGACCTTCTGGACCGCGGCCACGTTACCGTCCCCGGCCGCCGCAGGACCCGCCCCGGCCGCATCCGGCGGACGGTATGACCACGGGCACCAGCGCGCTGCAGTTCTGGGTAGTCAGGATGAACATCAGCTCACACTCCGACCTTCCGGCGTCCATTCACGAACGAGTGCAACATTTCCACCAGGAGTGGATTCGCCTGTACTCTAGTCACACCCAGGTCAGAGAACCCGGCAATACCAAAGGGCGCATCCTTGGCTTTGAACACATCTGCTGTCAGGATCCGGCATGCCTCGGGAACCTGCCACGGGATCGAGGGCCATCCCCACGGGCCCGTGATCTTCACCCGGTCCAGGTGAGAATAGGGCCAGGTGAACGGCAGCCACTTACCCGACTGCACGACCTGCAGCTGCCGGAACGGCCGGGGGATGCCGTCGTAGCTCGCGTTGAACTGGCGGGGGCCGTAGCGCAGCACGTAGTCGGTGCCGCGGGTCCAGGCCTGGTCGTAGGTCCCGGTACCGGTCGTGTCGACCGCGACCGTGATGGACGGGTCATCGACCAGGTCATCGATGTCGAGCGTCCACACGTTGGTCGGCTGGTAGGTCCTGGCTTCTACAAGCCTGTAGAAATGACGCTGGCAGTATTCGTTGATCCAGCCGGTGGCGGCGGCGATCGAGGTCCGCAGCGCATAGTCCTCGGACGTGTCGGTGATACCCAGCCGGTCCTTCATCTCGTCCAGGCCGACGTAGAAGACCTGGGAGACCGCCTCGGGCAGCACCCGCCAGGTGCCCGGCTGGACGTCGGAGACCGTCCCGGTGCCGATCCACTCGTACCCCCAGAGCCCGTCGATCCCGGCCTGTGACGGCGAGCACGGCACGGACAGGGTGTACTTGCCGGTCCCCACCTTGACGATGTCGGCGGGCGCGGTCCCGGCGTAGGTGTGGGTGACCTTGATCCCGGCGGGCTCGGTGATGGCGCAGGAGACCGTGGTGGGGTCGGCCGGGTTGCCGTTTGCGTCCGCGAAGGATGCCGACAGCAGGGCGATCTCGTTGGGGGAATCGTAGTAAACCGCGGAGGTCATGGCTGCCTGTCCCTGTGTCCCGGTCCCGCACGCGGCAGGTGGCTGACCTCGGTTCCCAGCTTACGACGGCGGGCCGGTCAGGGCCAGGTGGCGGTGATGGCGCCGTCGACCCGCAGGTGGATGAAGGCGGGCAGGTTATCGGGTTCCCAGCGGATCTGCGCGCACCGCTTCCCGTCCCGGTAGTCCAGGTAGGCGTCCTGCCAGCCGGTCCCGGGCGCCTCCATCTCGATGACGGCCAGGTCCTCCCCGTCGTAGGCCACGCGGAGCCAGCCGTCGTGCAGGTCCGGGTCCATTTACGTCACTCCCGTCACGTAAGTGTCAAAGTGTCAATTTTGCGCACGATGGCCTCACTGGCCGTGACGATGAGGATCCACACCTGGTAACTGCCGGGGGTCAGCGTGGCCAGGTCCCCGGCCGGGACGGTGGTGCCGGCGACAGTGCCGCCCGGGCCAACCTTGGTGACCACGTCGATTTCCCCGGCGACGGCCAGCGGCGGCAGCGGCGGTATGCCGGTCCCGTCAACCAGCTGGACCGTGGTGAACTGGGTCACGGTCGGGATGATGTTCGGGTTGGTGTTGACGTAAATCCCGACTGACTTGATGTCGGTGACCTTGCCCCGTGAGAGGGTAATCGCGTTGGCAATGTACTCGGTGGCGTTGGCGAAAAGGGACGTGGCCATCAGGGCTTCCTGTTCACGGTGGTGGGCCCGGCCGCGGCGCCGTCACCCTGGACCGGGCCGGCCGCGGTCCCGTCGTCCTGGGTGACCGCCGCCGCGCTGGCCTGCGAGCGGGGAGCCGTCACTGCCATGGCACCGGCCTGCGACCGGGAGACGGTAGGACCGAGCCTGACGGTGATGTCAACGTCCGCCACGCGGGCTCACCTCCTGACTGATTTTAGGCGCCCCGGTCCGAGACAACCAGGCCGGCCGCGGTGCCGTCGCCCTGGGTGACCGCCGCGACGGTGGCCTGCGCCCGGGAGAGCGTCGGGCCCACGGCCAGGGTGATGTCGATGAAGATCCGCCCGGCCGGGCCGGTTGCGTCCGGGGCCTTCCCGGCGGCGGCGGCGAGGCCTGCGACGGGCGCGGCGAACGGCTGCCCGGACGGCTCGTACGCCACGGACAGTGAGGCGTAGTCCACCGAGACGACCGTCCCGGACGGCGCCGTGCCCTGGTCCGCGTAGATCCACAGCTGCAGCCAGTACAGCTGGGCCCAGGCCGGCGCGGGCGCCTGGAAGGTGACCGTGTCGTAGTGGAAGGAGTTGCCGCTGGCCTGCCCGGCCTGCTGCGTGCCGATCAGCGCACCCGTCCTGCCATCGTGCAGTTCGTAGGCCAGCGGCCCGGTGCCGAGGTCGGATGTCCAGGCGTTGACGGTCGCGGTGACCGAGTCGATCACGTCGGACGGCCCGGGGCCGGTGACACCGAACCCGGACAGTTCCAGCGCCGGCGACGTCATCCCTGGCCCACCCCGGCGGTTGTCCCGGCGGCCGGGGTCACGCTGGCCTGGGTGCTGCCCGGGACGCTCACGGTGCGTGCCGTGTGATACAACGGGGCCGCGCTGTGCGCCGTGCTGGCCCCCGGGTCGATGCCGTGCGTGG